CGCGAGAAAGTTAAATATGCTTATGAGAAATTACCTCACCCTTTAAGAGCCGCTAATCCACTTCTTATTGAAACAAAAGAGGAGTTGGTATTTAAGAAGGGTGGTTCAGTTACGGTAAGTACATCATTTCGTGGTGGTACATTAAAACGGCTGCATATTTCTGAGTTTGGTAAAATTTGTGCTAAATATCCAGATAAAGCACGTGAAATTGTTACTGGTGCATTCGAGGCTGTAAGTGTTGATGGAAAAATCACACTAGAATCAACTGCTGAGGGCAAGGCTGGTTATTTTTATGATTACTGCCAAGAAGCTGAAAAGCTTCAATTACAAGGCAGAACTTTAGGAATATTAGACTGGAAATTCTTTTTCTTCTCATGGTGGAAAAATGCTGAATATGCTTTGCAGGTTGCAGGTGAATTACCGCAGCGTTTAAAAGACTATTTCACTGAACTTAAAGCTAAATACAACATCCATACCACTCCCGAACAACAACAGTGGTATTGGCAAAAAGAGAAAACGCTTGGTGATGACATTAAGCGAGAATATCCAAGCATTCCATCTGAAGCATTTCAGCAATCAGTTGAAGGCGCATATTACAAGAAGCAATTCAAATTCTTATATGCAAATGGTCGAGTTGGCGAGTTGCCTGATAATTCTCATCAATTGGTTTATACGTTTTGGGATATCGGTGTTGGAGATTCAACTGCAATCTGGTTTTGTAGGCTTGTTGGCGAACAATTTCATTTCATTGATTACTACGAGAATAGTGGTGAAGGTCTACGTCATTACATGACTGTTCTAAAGCAGAAAGGCTATAACTATGATTCTCGTGGGCATTATGGCCCACACGATATGGCAAACAAAGAGTTTGGCTCAGATGCAAAATCACGAGTGGAATTAGCAAAAGAAGGATATGAAATTGATGGTCAAGTCTATTCAATAAAGTTCAATGTATTGCCTCGCACCGCTGTAGACGATGGTATCGAACAAGTGCGTGAGATTTTACCTAAATGTGCTTTTGATGAGATTAAGTGCGAAGAAGGTATTTCTCATTTGGAAAGCTACAGAAAAGAATGGGATGACAAAAAGGGCTGTTGGAAAGACAAGCCATTGCATGATCATACGTCACATGGTGCTGATGCATTCCGTTATTTTGCTATAGCAATGAATAAGACAAAACCAGTAACTACTCTCGATATACCAATTTTTGGAAGAAGAAGATGACAGGTGTAACTTCAAAGCATCCTGAATATATTAAAAACATTGATACCTGGAATAAAGTTGATGATGTTTGCGATGGTCAGGCATCAATAAAGAAAAAAGGTAAAACTTATTTGCCTGTGCCTGTCACTTTTGGTGATGGGGATGAGGATCGATACAAAGAGTACTTAGATCGAGCAGTGTTTTATGGTGCGACAGGTCGAACTTTAATAAGCCATATTGGTTCAGCATTCAACAAGCTGCCTGATTTTAAGCGACCTGATGAGCTTGAGTATTTAGAGCGAAATGCAGATGGAGCTGGTCGTTCTATATATCAAAGTTCACAACAGATGTTGCGATTGATCTTAAAGCATTATCGTTGTGGTGTTTATGTCGACTTTCCACAAGTTGAGCCAAGTCGAAATCGCGCTGAAGATAAGCAAAAGAATGCATTTCCAATGATTCATACATTGAAAGCTCAATCTGTTATTAATTGGGATTTTATTATTGTTGGAAATCAGAAAAAGCTTTCCATTGTGGTTATAGAGGAAGCTGTTTCTACTTTAGATGTTGATGGCTTTGGGCGAACCAATGAAACACAGTATCGAGTTTTACGCTTAACTCCAAGTGAAAGTGATTTTATTTATTCTGTACAAATTTATAAGCGGAATGATAAAGAGGTTTTTGAGGCTGGTCCGATTTATTACCCCACGGATTATCACGGTAAGCATTGGAATTATATTCCATTTACATTTTGTGGTGCGATAGACAATACGGATGAAATTAATAATCCACCATTACTTGAGCTTGCAGACTTAAACCTTGCGCATTATCGAAATTCTGCAGATGTAGAAGAATCAGGGTTTATTGTTGGGCAGCCAATCGTATCTATGCCGAATATTACAACTGAGCAGTATGAGATTATCAAAAAAGATAAACTAGCGATTGGTGCACGTGATGGGTTCCCAACTAAAGTTGAAATTGTTCAAGCTGAGCAAAATAATTTAGCTAAACAATTGATGGCAGATAAGTGGGTGCAAATGAAAGAAATGGGCGCTCGACTCATTGAATCTGGATCTGCCAATAAAACTGCTACTCAGGCTGATAATGAAGATTCTCTACAGCATTCAGTTGTGTCTTTAGCTGTCTCCAATATTAGTGAAGCTCTACAAATGGCTCTGCGTTGGTGTGCCAAATTCGCACTACCAAACCATGATATTAAACCGGATGAGCTGACTTATGTTATTTCTCAAGATTTTAATAAGCAGAAATATAGTGTAGAGCGCTCAAGATTGATTTTGGAAATGGTTCAGGGTGATCTTTTGCCTCCTGAAATTCTTTATCAATATGAGCAAACTGGAACATTCTCAGATGCAAAATGGGAAGAGATAGAAAAGAAGATTGAAGAATATCGGATGAGTAAGCCACTAGCTGGTTATCAGCCATATCAAGGTGTAGAAAATGAACGATCAGGCGGTGCAAACAGCAATACTTGATGCCTTAAATCAACATAACTCTTATCTTCAAAGGCTCTCTTCATCTTCGGTCAATGAAATCTTAAATAAGTTCGATGGCTTATCTATCGAGATGTTAAATAAGTTACGCGATTTGCTGGATGACCTAGGTGAATCTGAAAAAGCAGCTTTAGCTAGTGGTAAATATACAACCCTATCTTTGAAAGAAATTCAGGGGGTGATAATGGGTTGGCAACAATCAATATCCATAACACTTCCTGAAATATTTACAGCTTCAGCAGTTGCTTTAGCTGTTCATGAGGCTGGATTTGTTTACTCCTTAGCTGATAAGAAAAGACCTGAATTGGAAGGTGAGAAGCTTTTCAATAAAATTCGGAAATTACCATATGCTGAAGGTCAATTGATTGATCTTATTTTTCCCAATATTGCAGAGGGTGTTAGAAAAAAGGCAGAATATGTAATACGTGATGGGATTTACCAAGGGCAGACAACTCAACAGATTATTCAAAGAATAAAGGGTACTAAAAAACTTAATTATTCAGATGGTTTGCTTCATCAGACGCGAAATGCAATTGATGCTGAAGTTAAGACCGCTCGCGCCCATGTGAGCAATATTGCCTATTTAGATACTTGGAAGGCACTTGGCTTTGAATATACAAAAGATGTTGCAACACTGGATGGACGTACAAGCCTAGGTTGTGCAGCCAAAGATGGACGCGTACAGCGAATTGGTGATGGACACCAAAAACCACCTTACCACCGCCGATGCAGAACAGTTCAAATTGGCTGTGATAAAGAAGGTGGTCTAGAGGGTGTGAGGCCATTTGTTGCAGATAATAGACCTGTTAAAAACATTCCAAAAGATCAGCGTGACGGTAAAATTGGGCAAGTTGATGCAAATACTGATTTTGGAACATGGTTTAAGGGCCAAGATACTGCATTTCAAAAAGAATGGTTAGGTCCATCAAAATACAAGCTTTATTCTGAAGGCGGATATCCAATCGATAAGTTTGTTGACCCGTTAAATGGCAAACCTTTTACTTTGAAAGAATTAAAAGTACTAGATGGTCAAACGTTTAAGGAGTTGGGATTATGAAAGTAATTAGTCGAGGCACACCGCCTGAATTGCAAACCTATACAGCATCATGTGGTAAATGCCACTCAGTACTTGAATTTCAAAAAAATGAAACTCGGGTAATGAGTGATCGAAATGAAACGGTGTATGTTTTGAATTGTCCTGTGTGTCGTAATGAGATTTGGATTGCATCTCAGGCGTTAAGACCTGTAATTCAAAGTACTGATTTTCGAGACCAACCATACAATCCGAAGTAAATCAAATTCAAATCACAGCACCTTACGAGGTGCTTTTTTATTGCCTGTAATTCAGATGAATAGGGCGCAACGAGCGGATGCTCACTCAAATAAAGGGTCGGATGACTTATGAAACTTAAAACAGTAACCATTGAAAACAAAATATATGCGGAAGTGAATGATCAAGGCTTGCCTATCTACATTCATGATGATGGCAAAGAATTAGCACATGATGCTCCACAAACAGTGGCAAAAATTGCTCAACTGAATGGTGAAGCTAAAACCAATCGTGAGCGATATGAAAAAGCTGAGTCATCACTAAAAGCATTTGAAGGTATTGAAGATCCAGCTGCAGCTAAAAAAGCTTTAGAAACTCTTAAAAACTTTGACGATAAAAAACTGGTGGATGCCGGTGAAGTCG